ATGAAAGAGCCGGAAGAAAACAACGCCGGTGTGTTAATCGATGCCGATAATGTCAATGTTTCTTTCGTATTGAAGCAAAGCTTTTTTGGCAAGCCGCTCAAAACTTTCGACGCCGTCAAAGGCATCAGCCTCAAAATAAAAGAAGGGGAAACATTGGGCGTTGTCGGCGAGTCCGGTTCCGGAAAATCCACGCTGGGCAAAGCCGTCATGCAGATGCTGCCTTATACCGGCCATATCTTCTTTGAAGGCAAAGACCTGAAAAACTATACAGCCGAGGAAGCATGCCGTCTGAAATCGCAACGGCAAATTGTGTTCCAAGATCCGTTCGGTTCGCTTTCCCCACGCCTTACAGTTGGTGAAATTATTGGTGAAGGTTTGACGGTTCATCATCCTGAGATGACTAAAAAAGAACGTATCCAGCGCGTTTTGGAAGTCATGAAGGAAGTGTCCCTGCCGCTTGACGCGCTCAACCGTTATCCGCATGAATTCTCCGGCGGCCAGCGTCAGCGTATAGCTATTGCACGCGCCGTTATCCTGCGCCCGAAATTCATTCTTTTGGACGAGCCGACTTCTGCACTTGACCGTTCCGTACAATCCAAAGTAGTCGAGCTTTTGCGCGATTTGCAAAAGAAATACGGCCTGACTTATATGTTCATCAGTCATGATTTGTCTGTCGTGCGCGCCGTTAGCGATAATGTGATCGTGATGAAGCAGGGCGAAATGGTTGAGTACGGCAGCGCGGATCAGATTTTCCACCATCCGCAAAACGACTATACCAAACGTTTGATTAACGCCGCATTTGATTTGTAGAAAAGGAAAAGATGATATATTGGCCTGTCAATTATTAAAATAAGTTAATTTCTTATGTTTCTGTTTTTAATAGGTATTTAGTTATTGCATTTTCAACAGAAACGACAAAGAACGGCTGTTTTTACAGCCGTTTTGTTTTGTATGAAATTGTTAAACCGTCTGATGACGCGCTTTATCAAACGGTTTTTTAGTCTTGTGTATATAAAAGGCGATTTTTGCCAATTTCCGCATTAGTGCAACAATGATTATCATCTTAGGCTTTTTTGCCGCTTCCAAATTGCTTACAAGTTGAGGAAATGCATTCATGCGGTAGGCAACAAGGGCAGGCATAAACAAGGCCCGTTTTAATTGGCGGTGTCCGTATCGGCTCAATCTGCCTTTTTTATTGACACTTGTCCCTGATTGTTCAATTTTTGGACTTAGACCGGCAAAGGCTACAAATTTATTCGCTGTTTCAAAATTCTTATCTGTCAGGTGTCTTAGTAGGATCACTGCGGTTTCTTTTCCTATTGCCGGTATGGTTTGCAGGTTTTGATATTCGATATTTAGGCTTTCTTTCTGTTTTATCATGCCATCTATCCGCTTTGATGTCTGATCTATTTTTTCTTCAAGTAGTTCTATGATTGCTTCATGGGTTGATTTTATGTAGATGTCTTTTGCGGTATGCAACCTGTTTTGTGTTTCTTTTTGCTGTTCCTTGAGTTGTTGCAGCAGATTTATCAATTTGTAGAGTATGGGATTTTCAGACGGCCTAAAAGATGTCAGTTTGTCTAAATGGCGGCTTGCAAATTCGGCGATAAGTTTTGAATCTGCTTTATCTGTTTTGGTATGGCTAAACTGACTTTTTGCGTATTCTTTTATTTTCAAGGGATTAATTACATAAACGGTATAGAGTGCGCTCAAATATTCAGCCGCCTGTTCGTAATAAATACCTGTTGCTTCCATACTTATAGCAATTTTTCTAATTCGTTTTGTTTCTATCCAATTAATCAGATTCTCAAATCCTTCTGTATTGTTGGATATTTTTATATAGTCTTTGCTTCCTTTAGTTGTAATCAATGTTGCGTCTATCGTGTCTTTCGATACGTCCAACCCTATTACATTCATTTTGCATTTTCCTTATTTATTCAGCCTGAAATGGCTATGATGATATTCAATCTTTAAGGTAATTGGACGGTTCGACATATCTTTTCCTCAGTTTTTAACTCTGGCCGTTTTACTGTCTAAACCGCCCAGGCTTTTGTTTTGCGCTTAAACAAAAACCTGTAAACCGCCTTAATTAAAACGATTTACAGGTTTCAATTTAATTTACCCAATATCAAAAAGGCGGGAGTTCCCGCACCCCGTTGATATTTATTTAACCGTTGATTCCGCTTAGGCTACATCAACAATTAAATAAATATCTCTTAA